TGAGTGTCGTAGACGGTCGTCACCACCTGACCCTTGATTGTCGCAAGGGACGCCGACAGCTCATTCTCGGGGTTGACGCTCTTCTGGTAAGCAGCCACCACGGTGTCATCCGAAATTTCCTTGCCAAACCAGATCACCTTGGACTCTTTCGCCTGAGTCAAGATGTGCTCATCAATCTCCGAGAAAAGAGTCATGTCGCCTGGGACAACCAGGTTCACCTCGCCGCCATCCCCGATGGTCAGCTTGAGACCGTTCACCTGGTGCATCACACGACCTCCATCCTCCGTGGTCACCTTCAGGAAGTACCGACCGTCTGCAAGCTTGGCTGGCTGAGCGTACTGCATTTCTGTCCTGAAAACATTTCAAACCTCTAAGTAATGGCAGGAACCATATGTGGTTCACAGTACACTGGGAAAGGCTGTGAGTGTCGACTGCAGGTGACGCCCGGCAAGACTCCAGCCACAGGCGAGGCATCAAACCCTGCGCGCATTTGTTCTTTCGTCGAATACGGTGTGCAGTATCCATGCGACCCTGGGTGTTGCCCGACCGACTGTTCAGCTTCAGAAACACAGCAGACATCGGCATCGGAATCATCTCTTTTGAAAAAGTACTGGTGGATCATTTTGATTGGAATTCTGTTTGGGCTTATGGTTATCGGTTCGTTCGTATACAGATCGACACGTAAAAAATAGATGTAACAAGTAATGGACGTCTCAAAGACGATAACGTATCTCAGGGACACGACCATGTACGGACGTGTCAAACTGTGGCACGTCGTGCTGTTCATGATGCTCGGACCGACACTGACATGGCCGATGCTCATCATTTTGATGGTCGTTTTGATGTACGAAAACCGAAATATAGTTAAAGACTTTCGTGGTATGTTCAGTATCAATGGAGGCGACCAACGAACTGATTCTGGCTCTTCAGGCGGAAATCAAGGCTCTGCGCAAGGACCTGCGCAAGGTGAAGTCCCTGCTGGAGGATCCGTCGGGCGAGAAGTCCAAGGCGCGAGCTTCGAACAATGGTTTCAACAAGCCTTTGGAGGTTTCTGAGAAGCTGCGGGCCTTTCTGAGTCTGGCGGCCGACGAGAAGATTTCTCGCTCTCAGGTGACCAAGCGCATCAACGAGTATGTGACGGCCAAGAATCTGAAGGCTGGCCAGGTGATTACCCTGGACGCGACCCTGAAGGACCTCCTGAACCCCCCAGAGGGCACCAACGTCACCTTCCTGAACATCCAGAAGTACATCAACCACCACTACGTCAAGCCGGCCGCTGAGCCCAAGCCGGCCGCTGAGCCCAAGCCGGCAGCGGACGGCGCCGGTCCGAGCAAGAAGCCACCGGTGAAGAAGAAGTAAGCGGTATAAAAGTTACAACAGATATGACAGTATAATATGCTCAGCCCTCCGTGTAATCAATGTAAATTCTATGTACCGAGTGTAAACCCCAAGTTGTCGGGATACTGCACTCGTTTCATGGCTATGCGACCCGACCAAAAGACGCCTCCGCACGAGTTTGCGTTTATTGCTCGCATGGATCACACGATGTGCGGCGACGAAGGTCGACTGTTTGAAAAGTCTAAGGGAACTTCTTCTTCAAAGCCGCTTTGAAGTTCTGGTACTCTTGTCCGGCAAGATTTTCCTTGTAGCCGTGGTTACGTCTGAGTGCACCGAGTCTCATGTATGCGTTGACTTCCGATGTGGCGTTTCGAAGTACTGTATCATAGATTGGTTTGTTCATGTAGACGTTCTTTCGATAATTTGATTCCAGCCACGCCTTTTTGAGCGCCATGCGCCACTTGGGTGGTATAGTCATAAACTCGCCGGCGTTAAGTCGTGGACCCAGCGTTCGGTTCGACAAGTTGAACTGGTATCTCAACGGGATGGCGGCGTTACGGTTGTGTCGCAGGCGACACGATGGACTGATATTCTTTACATAGTCCTTACGGGCAAACACCGCCAGGGCATATTTGACCACTAGAATCTGTGCATTCTTTAAGTGTTTATATTCGGGTACAATTCTTCTACGAACAAAAGCCCGCAGAGTGGTTGGTTCGAGCCAGTCGCACCTCATAATTTTTCCGTTGTTTGAATCGAACAAGTATTGCGTCTTGTTGCATATGAATCCTGTGATGACGTGACCGGGTGGATTGTTGTAGTTTTTCGATTCATCCGCGATTGATATGACCGCATACATGAGCGAATAGTTTGGATCGACCAAAAGTGACGGAGGAATTTGGGACATGTCGGACGCACTCCGTGTTTTTTTGGATACGATGATAAACTTGACATTTCTCGGCGCGTTGAAACGTTGGGTCCCACGACCCACGTGTTCGTACTCGCCGCGGAACCCGAGATGGTTCAGAATCCGGTCAATCTGTTCTTGGGGAAATGCACCATGGGCGTTGATTGCCTGACGATTCGCCAAGTTGACGCCGCTCAAAAGGCGGCCCGACTTTTCTGACCGAAGCAGTATGCTCCGCGGCCCACTCCGAAAGCACAGAAACTGATCAATAAACTTCCAAAAATAGAGTGGGTTTGTCCGTGCGATGTTTGCGGGGCACGGGGCATTGATGGTCTGATTGAAATAGTTTTTTCCGGTCTGGTTCAGTGATTCGTAGTACGCTTTCAGTTTGGCGTACAGAATCTTGACACCGTTCTCGGACAACATGAATCCATTGATGACCGAATAGAACCAACATGTGCCCCTCGTCTGGAGGGCGCCCGTGTAGCCACAACCATTGTTGTTCATTACATGATGGTAATAAAAAAATGATGTGAGAATCGATAAGATGTATGAATTTATAGTGGGTGTGATTTTGGGCGTGGTTGGCACGCGCGTCTTTTCAAAGAAACGTCCCGAGTCTACAGACTCGAGTGTTCAGGTTGACGAACCGCCGATGGTGTACACGCCACCGATTCCCGTGTCGCGCCGGATATTTGTACCGGGCGCGCTTCCCAATTTTTGGGGAAAAGATTCTTGACTGTGAGTATGACGAAAGAAGTGATACACGTCAGACGCGCCGCGCCGCCACACAAGTGGCGTGCGACGTTTCCGGACGGAAGATCGGTCAACTTTGGTCTTCGTGGATACTCGGATTACACTATTCACAAAGATCACAGTCGCATGTTGCGTTATCTGACACGTCACGTCAAGCGTGAAAACTGGAGCCCGACAGGGCGTTACAAGGCGGGCTTTTGGTCCAGATGGCTTTTATGGTCGAAGCCGTCGCTGAATGGTGCGGCGCGCCAGACGGAGCGCGTCCTCGGCGGAAAGTATCGGATAAAGATAAATGCACTGGCCCGCTAGATATTTCAGCGGGCTCAGTCCCATTATGAAGGCCCGGCGCCAAAAGGAACTTCTGAAAAGACGTGTCGTCCCGTACAGTAAGTTGCGCATGGGTGCGACGGATGCCGGGGGTACTCGTCGTCGGTCCCGGTGGACTATGTTGTTCCATAGGACATATCCGGAACTCAAGTTTAACAAGAATGCGATTGCTCGCCGGACCGGAATCAGTCGGTCGACACTCAACACAGTGTACGACCGAGGACTCAAAGCCTGGAAGACGAGCGGCAGCCGTGTCGGTGCGACGGCTCATCAGTGGGCCGTCGCGCGCGTCTACAAATTTGTGCTCGTCTCGAAGCACAAGGCGCCCAAAGCATGGTACGCAACACGGCCCGACCCGGATCAAAATCTAAGATGATTGTAATGGTCACCGCGTACTGGTACAATTTGTATTCATTTTGGACCGCCATTATGTGCATCCTGTCATACTTCAAAGTGATTCCGTTTTCAGTGATTCCGTCGGTCGTCGCGACGATTTTTGGAACGCTCGTGTTTCTTTATATGAAACTGCGTGTCGGTAAACAGATGGGACTCGTGTTTATCGCACTTCAGATTGTTCTGCACCTGTTTCCGTTTTTGATTCTGCCGGTACAGTTTACGCGCCAGGATATCCTTGCAAACATTGGTGTCTTTGTGCTCTTCAATCTATGGCTGTGGGCCCAAGGCCTGACGTTCATGTCGGTCTACCAAGACATTGTGTACGAAGACGGTCGGTTAACCCTGTACGACTATGCGGCGCGGCGCGGTTTCTTGTAGGGTGCACAACTCGCCCGCATCGTAAATCCCTTTATGGGTCCAATAAGACATGCGAGTTTTGAAAACTTGCGAGGCAAGCTAAAAACCTTCTTGTTTGAACTTCTGACGCACTTTTTGTTCTTGGGTCCCGAGCAGTTACAACTTTTCATGTTATTTCTAGGCAAGAAATTCCTCCTCGTCGTCAAGGTCCGCGGCGATATCAAATGCAGTCTTTTCAGCATCGCTCAAAAACTTTTTAATCGCATTTTCGAGTTCCCCAACCGGACCGTCTGCCGCGGCGAGAACGCGAAGTAACTCCGGTACGATGTCTCGGTAGGCGTCTACAATCTCGTCCGACTTGTTCTTCTTCTTGAAGAGTTTGTCGAGCATGGTTTTGTGCAGCTCGTTCTTCTCGTCCGGACTCAGTTCGTGATATGATTCAGCTGCGTACGATGCCTGGTCACGCAAAACAGATGAACCATATTCCTCACCCGCGTCAAAACCGCGGGCTATTTCACTCACGTCGATGCACTCCCATAGAAAGGCACGGGCGTGAGGCGGAACAACGCCATTTTCAAAATAGTCTTCAAAAATCTCGGCACCGTACTCGTAACCGGCAACCGTGATACCGTTCTCGGTCTGGTCGTAACTTGTGTTCGGGCTCATTTGTTTTTCATGGGCTCGGTGACTCTAAATGCGCGCGTAACACTGGTTCGCCCAGTGTCCGTACCGTCCACATCTGTAGCAGTTATGACGCCTGCGTGACCCACATGAACGTTCGTGACGTTCAGCTTGTTGTTGTGTTTCAAATTCCGAGTCGCAATAATCACATCCCCACACCTCTATACTTCGTGCATAACACTGACTCGCCCAGTGACCTTGACGATTGCATTTGAAACACATGTCATTCGTACCACGAATTTCACGCTGCAGGGATTCGCGCGACCCTTCAGGGAGCTCGATCTGCGTGTATGCACCTCCACGAACGTTATCAATTCCATATTTTTCCATATACTCCTTGGTCATCTTGTCCTCTTCGAACCGTGAAACGTTCTCTCGTATTTCCATTACTTTAACGGGTCGATGTTCACGGGTCCACGCGGCTCCAGAACCAGAAAAATGGCTCTGGAGGCGCTGTTCAATATTATCAGTCTTGCCTATGTAATATTTTCCGTCGACTAGTTTTAGGGCGTATACGTTGGTTGTCATTTGTTTTTCATGGGTTCGATGACTTTAAATCCAGGTCGTGATGAGAGCCGCCCATTGCTCGCCACGAAACGTGATGTTCTCTTCACAGTCGTACGATCCACGTATAAAGTTCCGCCGGACGTTATACACGTCACCCTCGTCCTTTACGAAAAAGAACGCCGCCACTTGTCCCACGAGACCCGAGTATATATGGTGGTCGGACCACCCGATTTCGCGAAGCTCATCGTTGTTTAGCCATGTGAATATCATTTCTTACTAACAATGCATCAAGAAGTTTTTCTCTAAATTACAAAACTTTTGGGGACCAGACTCCTAGTCGGACTTTTCTACCAGGTAACGGGCGGCTAGGGTGTCCTTGTAAAATACCTTGGCCACCTGGAAACACGAAGTAAACCCATCACACTCGAAAGTCCAAAAGTTCTTCTTGGAATCTGGACGGGTCAGTTTGGGGTTGACCGGAATTGGAAGGAAAGACAGTACGACCATTTTGAACACAAGCCACCACTGGTTCATTACACTACAATGCATTCAAATCTCTAACAACCCCGTCCTGTACATTATTTATTCGCCTTAACCACATAGTAACCTACACCGACGCCCGCACCCACAAGCCCTGTGAGTGCGACCGTTCCGAGAGCCGCGCCGATCTTAATCTGCCACATCTCTTATTAAAGACAAACATTTCTTAAAGACATATGAAGAAGGCGACGATACCAGGTGCGTTGCGTGAGCAGGTTTGGATTCTTTATTGCGGCGACAAGTACTTCAAACATAAATGCCATGTGACATGGTGCGAAAACATCATAACGCCATTTCTCTTTGAGGTGGGCCACTCTCCTTAATTAAAAAATTGAACCAGTATATAATAATGGGCTGGATTTACCAGATATTAAATGCTAAAAATAATAAAGTTTATATCGGTCAAACGAGGCGGCATAATGTTGCATTGAGATGGGTCGAACATATCAAATCTATAAATTCTACACAAGATAGTCATTTAATCCGGGCTTTTAAACACCACGGGATAGAAAATTTTACATTTAGTATTTTAGCTCAAGTACCTGACGAACAGCTTGATCAAACTGAGATTTATGAAATAACCAAAAGAAATTCACTTTCACCATATGGTTATAATATACGCGAAGGAGGAACTCGGGGAAGACATACAGAGAATAGTATTATTAAGATGAGACAATCACATACAAATAAAACCCATACAGATGAAACAAAAGAAAAACTTCGTGAAATTAATACAGGTAAAGAACTCAGTGATGAAACAAAAGAAAAAATTAGACAATCATTATTGGGAAAACCAAAATCTAAAGAAGCTATAGAAAAATCGGCGAAAGCTAGAACCGGTCTTAAACGTTCGAACGAAGTGGTGGAAAAGTTAAAAATCTCAAAACAAGTCTCTGTAGAACAATGGTCACTTGAAAACGAATATATACAAACTTATCCCAGCATTAAACAAGCCTCTATAGAAACAGGGTGTAATGATATTTCAAAATGTTGTAAAGGGAAGTATAAAAAAAGTGGGGGTTTTATATGGAAATATGCGTAAAGGGTGGTACGCTCGACATTGACAACCTCCGTCCAATTTGTGCCAAGTGCAACAGGTCTATGGGTGACCACTACACGATCGACGAGTTTTCACACTTGTCCAAACGTACGTCCCATCTGTGGGAATGTTTTAAATTCACTCAAAAGTCTTCGGCGGCACACCAAGTATGACGGGTCGGCGATTGCTCTTCGCCATGTCCGCTGGAGAATCTCGACCGTGTGATTGGTCATAATCATTTCGGTGCGCAAAGGCGCGTAGAATAACTGGACATATACGTAGTGTGCGTTCCGGACGACACTTTGGATGTGGGCGTCGAAATCTTGGGGAAATGGTACGTTCATCGCGGCCCACACAACCTGCACAAGAATGTCGCGACATTGAACCAGAATAGTCTCGACAATTGTGTGTCGATATCTTATGTGCCACGGGCCGAACACGTCTCGCAGGGTCGCTCTGATGTTTTCGTTCGTGGCGTTGTCAAGTTCGTTCATGTGTTCCCAGTATCGTCGCGGCACGTGGACCGACAACTGAAACTGGAGTTCGTTTCGCATCTGTAACTCGAGGCGGTCAAGTTGGGCGTCGACCGTCTCCATACCTAGTACACATAGACACCTTCTAAGTGACAATAATCAGTTGAGCGCCTACGGAAATTAATTCTTTTGTAAAAATAGATGAGTCTGACTGGATCTACAAGGGATGGACTCGCATGGGGGTACTACACTGGATACTTTGCAGACGATGTGAATTTCTTCACGGGGACGGCAGTCGCCTCTGGGATCGTCACGAGTATTCCCAGTATCAATGCCGGTACTAACGGATATGTACCGGCCGATCAGTCATGGTCCAATTATTCAGTACAGTGGTCAGGGTATTTCCTGTCAAATTACACGGGGACTTGGACGTTCTACACGAGCTCGGACGACGCGAGCTACTTGTGGATCGGACCGAACGCCACGTCCGGATTCACAGTGGCCAACTCGACCGTGAACAACGCAGGTCTTCACGGAGTAGTAGAACGTTCAGGGACTGTTTCACTCGTCGCCGGTCAGTATTACCCTATTCGGATACAGTTTGGTGAGAATGGTGGTGGTGACAATATGATCGTCTCCTTTTCAAACCCCGGGCTTACCAAGACGTCGGACGGTCAAGGTTTTTTCTACACGGCGCCACCCCCTAAAAAATTGTTTGGCCCTCAGCCAAAAATCTTCCTCGGACCTCTTTTCAGTTATCCGAGCTCATCCGGAACACAGCCAACGTCGGACGGGACGAAAGTGAGTTTCGCTCGAGCATCGTCCCAGTACCTGAATTTCGGTTCGCAAACTTTTGATTTCACAAAAGGACTTACAATAACCTGCACATTTGCATTTACCGGAATTAGCGGTAATGGTTATGAAAGAATTATTGACTTCGGACCCTCTGGTTATGGTAATAATATAGTACTGTGTAGAAACAACGGGACGAACGGATTATGGTTTTCAGTTTTACAGGATCAGTCTATAACCACTTCATCGGGTATCAATACAGGTACTTATTATAATGTAATAGCATCATATGACCCATCATTTGGTATTTATCTATATGTAAATGGTTCTCTTGTCGGCTCTCGAGCGTGTAGCGCCACATATACAAATTTTCCAAATTGTTATATCGGAAAATCTAATAGTTCTGATCCGTATTTGAGTGCAAATATTAAAGTAGTGAATGTCTATAATCGCCTCTTGACACCCAGTGAAGTAAACGGTCCACCCGCGCCGAGTCCATGGGGAATTTTCACAGCGACTCCAAACGGGCTGACGGCGGATCAGGCGGCGACGAGCGGTCTCGCACTCCGTCAAGGTTATCCGGGGTACACGAGCGGAACGTACTGGCTCAAACCCACTTCTGGATCGACACCCGGTCTGGCGTTCGTGGATATGACGACGGACGGGGGAGGGTGGACCCTTGCATACGAGACTGTAAATGCTCAGCGCGATGCTTCGGGTGCGATAACATACTCTATAAACAACTCATCGAATCTCTCGGCTCTGTCATTCACGAGGGTCGCATATTCCATGAACAACTTCAATTCTTGGGCATTCACGTCATTCGATTCGTGGAGTTCCACCATCACCGATCATAGACTTCCAGCTGATAATGATAGGTTTATTAATCAACGTCGTGTAAACAATCTTAACGTGATATCAAGCAACACGAACGTCACGACCGGAACTGGTCTTAACGGAGCGCTTGAAATTTGGCCTTACAATTTTTCAGCAGGTCGCAATCTTTCTATAGGGACGTACGGGTCTGACGGGGCGTATGATATCAATGATAGTGTGCTAATTGGCGACAATGGTCACGGGAGTTTCCAAGTCCACGACATTACAAATTTTAGACCAGTCATATGTTGGAATAGACATAGATACGGTGAGACGGCTGAAATTGGGTTTGGGTTAAACTTATCAGGTGTACCGGATTGGACGGTCGTTAGTGGTATACCCCCGACTGCTGATTTCAGGGTCCGTGTGTTTGTTCGCTAAAACTTGAGAGCCTCAACAAAAAGATGCTTGAGCGTCGCTGGTATAGGTCTCAACACCCCATCGTCTTCTGGTGGAGATTTCTGGTTCTGGGAGTATGTTGATAAAAAAGGATTCAATAGAAATATAGCTTGGCTCATGTATGGGCGTTGACCCGTGACGCACCTAACGGCCTCTTATATGTTTGCATCAGTCAGTGGTTTGGAGGAAGTCTTTGTCCTCTACGGTTTAAATCGTGTTCCATATGAGTGAGCACGTATCATGTAAGAATGAGTTTTCTTCATAATACGCCCATGTCCCTTTGGAATCCCTCTGACTTTCACCGCGCCAAGTTTTTCCATAATAT